AAAAGGCGAAAACGAAAAGAAAGCAACGGCAGACTTAAAGCTAAAAGAAATTTTATTAAGTGAAGGAGATTTTAAACTTTATAAATTAGAACTTGACTACAAAGCACAACAAGCGTTATACGCTGGAAACGAAGAAGCATTAAAAGCACTTGATGAAAAATATAGCAAAGATAAACTTAAACTTGAAGCGGACACGGCAGAAAAACAAAAGCAAATTGATAAGGCGGTTTTAGACCAAAAAATTGAAATACAGCAAAAAGGGTTGGACGTTGCTTTACAAGGCGTTGGATTATTAAAAGGAGTTTTTGAAAAATCAAAAGGAGTACAAAAAGCGGCGGTTATTGCTGAAAGTGCAATCGGTATAGCGAAAATGATTATATCAAATAAATTAGCAAACGCAGCCGCATTAGCAACACCTCAAGCAATTGCATCTTCTGGAGTTTCAGCGATTCCAGTTATTGCGATGAACAACATTAGTACAGGTATAGGGATAGCGGCTAATATAGCGGCAACGGCAAAAGCATTGGCAACGTTAGGCGGTGGAGCAACACCAACAGCCACCAATGATAATAATACACCAACAGCAGGTGGGGTACAAGCACCACAATTTAACGTAGTTGGTAATAACGGAATAAACCAATTAGCGCAGTTGCAACAACAACCCGTTCAAGCGTACGTGGTAAGTTCGGAAATGACAAGCGCACAATCTTTGGAGCGTAACAGAATACAAAATGCAACAATTTAGAAATACTTTAATTAAATAGATATGCGAATAGTTGAACTTATAATTGACGAACAAGACGAGCAAAGCGGGATTGACGCTATAAGCGTTGTATTAAGTCCTGCGATAGAATCTAATTTTATTCACTTGTCAAAACACGAAGTCGAACTAAAAGAAATAGACGCGGAAAAGCGCATTTTAATGGGAGCGGCTTTAATACCGAACAAACAAATTTACCGCAAAAACGAAAAGACGAACGACGAATACTACATTTATTTTTCGGAAGCAACAATACGCAAAGCAAGTGAGTTGTTTTTAATGAACGCAAATCAAAACAATAGCACCTTAGAACATAGCCAAAAATTAAAAGGAATGTCGGTTGTAGAAAGTTGGATTGTTGAAGGGGAAAACGACAAATCTAAAAACTATGGGTTTAATTTTCCCAAAGGAACTTGGGTAATTTCGATGAAAGTAAACAACGATGAAATTTGGAACAAAGTTAAATTAGGCGAAGTAAAAGGTTTTTCAATAGAGGGTTATTTTGCAGATAGATACGAGATGAGTAACGACGAAGAAATTATAATTGAGAAACTAAAAAAAATACTCGAGTTAGAAACTTATAACGATTACCCAGAACAAGCAAAAGAAAACGCAAAGGTCGCGTTAAGATATGCAGAAGAAAACGGCTGGGGTTCCTGCGGTACGCCTGTTGGAAAAGCAAGAGCAAACCAATTAGCAAACGGCGAAAATATAAGCGAAGAAACTATTGCGAGAATGGCGAGTTTTGAACGACAACGGGAAAACTCAAATAAAGAACTTGGGGACGGTTGCGGTCGTTTAATGTGGTTGGCTTGGGGTGGAGATGCTGGGGTTGAATGGGCGCAAAGAAAACTAAAACAAATTAGAAACGAACAACTTGCCGAAGGACAAACGCACTACACAATTGACGGAAAAATTTATATTGGCGAAACACACAAAGACGCAAACGGCAAATTAATGACGGGCAAAGTTCATACAAAAGATAGTAAATTTTTATACCACGCAATCTAAATGACCAAGCAAACAAGCGCACAAAATAAGCTAAGAAAACCAAAAATTAAGCGTTCAGGAGTACACGCAAAAACAAGAAATAGCGGTTTAAAATCAAGCAAAAACTATAAAAAATTGTACGCAAAGCAAGGAAGATAACAAAAAACATAAATACGTTTTAAAGCGGTTTTAATGCGATATAACGAACTTTAATACTTTGACGATAGATTATACATAAAACTAAAGATAATGAAAAACTCAACAAACATAAAGGTTTCCGACGTAGCAAAAAAAGAAATTGAAAGACCCCGTTCAAGCCCAATTGGTGGTAGAAGGGGTTGTTTATGCAAGGACGGAAAACGTTATTCTCGTAAATGTTGCGATGGTAGTTTACAAGCTCAAGGCATCGGAAACGTAAACTAATTTTACAACAAAAAATAAACAATCTAATTTAATTAATATAAACTAAAAATCAAATATGAAAACAAGCGTAATTAATCAAATTAAAAATTTACTTGGAATGGAAGTAAAATTGGAACAAAGAAAAATGGCGGACGGAGTTACACTAATCGAAGCGGACGCGTTCGAAATGGACAACGAAGTTTTTGTAATAACTGAAGACGAGCAAAAAATACCCGTTCCAATTGGTGAATATGAAATGGAAGACGGAATGATTATGTCCGTAGTTGAAGAAGGTTTAATTGCAGACTACAAAGAAAAAGCAGCCGAAGAAGAAACACCAGTTGCAGAAGAAGAAGTTGTTGAAGAAGAAGTTGAAGCAAAAGCAACCAAAGCAGCACCAAAGAAAACAATCGAATCAATCGTAAAAGAAAGTTTCTTTAGTGAAATAGAAAAACTTAAAACAGAAAATAAAGAGCTAAAAGCTAAATTGGAATTATTAACCAAAGTTGACGCAGTCGCAAAAGATACGACCGAACTTTCGGACATTAAACCAATTTCGTTTAACCCAGAGAATAACAAAGAAATTGAATTCCAAAAAATCGGTTCTAAAAGACCGCGCAATGTAATGGATTCTATATTAGAAAAATTTAACAAATAATATTAACATTTAAAAAAAAACAAAATGCCAAATCCAATTTATCCTCCGGGATTACCATTATCAAATACTTACGCGGGTCAATTCGCAGGTAAGTACATTAGTGCCGCTTTATTAAGCGCACCAACAATCGAAAATGGCGGTGTTACCGTTATGCCGAACATTAAATTTAAGTCAGTTATTCAACGTGTAGAAACTGCAAGTGTTTTAGAAAACGCAAGTTGCGACTTTCAACAAAATGCAACCGTTACTTTAACTGAAAGAATTTTAGAAGTAAAAGATTTACAAGTTAATATGCAACTTTGTAAAAGTCAATTTCACGATTCGTGGTTGGGTATCGAGCAAGGGTTTTCGTCTTTTGACGTATTGCCTAAGTCGTTTGCCGATTACCTTATTGCTCACGTAGCCGCTCAAGTTGCTGAAGCTAACGAGGTTTCGATTTGGCAAGGTTCAAATGCGGTTTCTGGACAATTTGACGGACTTTGGTCAACGGCTTTAGTTGACCCTTTATTACCACCAGCTCAATTAGTTCCAACTGCAGTTATTACACCCGCTAACGTTATTGCTCAAATGCAATTAGTTGACGATGCTATTCCCGCTTCATTGTACGGAAAAGCAGATTTAAAAATCTATGTTTCTCAAAACGTAGCAAAAGCATATGTTGCCGCTTTAGGTGGTTTCGGTGCTATTGGTTTGGGTTCACTTGCTAACGCGGGTACAAACGCACAAGGTTCTCAATGGTACACAAACGGAGCTTTATCGTTTAACGGAACGCCAATATTTATGGCTAACGGATTACCAGATGATTCAATGTTGGCAACAACTACATCTAACCTTTACTTTGGATGTTCACTTTTGAGCGATACCCAAGAAGTACGCACAATTGATATGTCGGATATCGACGGCTCACAAAATGTTCGTGTAATTATGCGAATGGCTGCGGGTGCAACTTACGGAGTTATCGAAGACATCGTAGTTTACGGATAATCATTTAACGGGGCGGGTAACCGCCCCTTATTATAAACAATACTAAAAAAAAAATTATGAGTTGTGATATTACACACGGACGTTTGGAGCAATGCAAGGATATAGTTGGAGGATTGCAAGCAATTTATGTACTTAACTACGGACTTTTCGACCCAATTGCGGACGTTGTTTATGTAGGTACAACAGACGAAATTCAAACAATTACTTTACCAGCATCAACAAACGTTTACAAATTTGAATTAAAAGGAACGAATTCTTTTGAAACAACAATAACAAGTTCA